CAGGCGCCACCGAGGAAGGCGTAAAACGTACCGCTTGCCGCTAAGTATGTCGCGTCACAATAGTATGTCGTTTCTGATCCGCCGTTAGTTTGAGCGAGGATACAGTTGTCGCGAACTATATCATGCTTCGGGTATACCCATGCGGCTGTCGTTCCGATGTTTCCGGCATTGATGTATCCGGTGCCGTCAAGGTTATATCCGTCGGTCGTAGATCCGTCCGTCTGGTCATAGGTCATTTTGATCCGATATGAGCCGTTGATGTTGATCAGACCGCGCACACGTCTCCACAGATTTCCGAAGAAGTTCTCCATACCGAAGATCTTAACTCCGTCCGTGCCGTTTGATTTCCCATAGAACTGGCCTTTGCCGTTCATGGTTCCCTGTCCGATGGCTGATGTGTTTCCGGATGCGCTCCGTCCCACTCCGAACTTCGCCTGAGAGTTGAGAGACTTAGATATCAGAGCGCAGAGGAGACCGATGAACATATAGTCGCAGAACGTCTCTGTGGTCCATATCTTATCATTGGTCTGATTATTTGCTTCAGCGAGTGAGATCTCCGAGGCTGCCGTGTTGTTTACGTAATTCGACTGCCCGGATATCGACCTCATCCTGGTGCCATCCGATGAGCCAAAGTATTTCGGAGTGTACCAATGCTCATTCTCGTCACCGTTCACGTCGTAGTGATTCCACGGTTTTAATCCCAGGACCTCGGCATTGGCTACAATGAATGTCCAGCCGTCATTATTCGTGTCTGCTGTGATCTTCCAGTACAGGCGTTTGCCGTCCTGCCCCCATTCCATCATGACGTTTCCGCCATAGGATGTATTATTGTAATCAGATGCGGTCACGCCGTCTTCTTTTTTGCTTTCATCGTCCTCGTCAAGATAATAGTCACGCTCGCCGTTATACTTCAACATACATGATTTGGGGTAGAAGAACTTCAGCTTGTCGGCGTTCGTTCCTGCAGGATCCCACCCACCATATGAAGGTACTCCCGAAGAGAGATCCATCGCGAACGGTGTCCATCCATAATTATCGTATCCGGAAGGATAGTCTCCGCTGTCCGGGCTCGAGTCGCTCTCTGAGTAGTGATATGCGAATACTATGATCTGATCAGTATAAGTCTGCCCCAGCTGCTCCACATTCACCTTGATGCCGTTGATGTCCCATATGCCTGCGTCTGTCAGTTTGAATGTGGCCACTCCGTTCGTGATGACAGCTGTCTCGCTTGCGGCGCCTTTTTTGGCTGTCAGTGTCTGACCGTTGAGGACGGATGCGCCGGTCGTGATCGTAACCGTGGCTGCCACGTCGATGCTCACGCTGTAGGTCTGCTCGGCCGATACTACGACCTGGCTCGAATATGTCTCTCCGCCATAACTACTCTCGAGGGTATAGGTTCCTGTCTCATGTACCCTGAAGGTGGCTGCCCCCTGTGCGCTGAAGGAAGTCGTTCCGACTGTAACTCCGCCTTTTTTGATGGTGATTCCTGCGCTGTAGAGCTCACTGGATGAAGTAGAGATGTTCAGCGTGGCCGTGAATGACGTGATCGTAGTTGAATAGGTGGTCTCATCTGTCACGCTAAGATCTGCGGATGAGAACGTATATCCATCATATTCTGCCGTGAACTTGTATGTTCCGGCCTCGTGTACTACGCACGATGCAGATCCGTTATTGTCGAACTGTGTCGTCCCGATCTGAACTCCGCCCATGATTATTACTATCTGTTTTCCGTACAGGTCGCTCGAGGATGTGGTGATGTTGATCGTGGCTGTCCACATCTTGACGACAGTTGAATATGAGGTCTGTGATGTCACCACTACCGTGGATGAATATGTCTCTCCGTTGTATTCAACAGAAAAGACATATGTCCCGGCCTGCAGAGCCGTGAATGAAGCCGCACCGGAATCGTCGAAGGATGTTCCAGGGACAGCTGTGCCGTCACAGGTGACAGAGATGTCCTGTCCGTAGAACTCGCTGGTCGGTGTACTGAGTGATATCGGAGCGATGAAGCCGTTCAGCGTAGCTGAATATGTCGTCTCAGCTGTCACATTGATAGGAGAGGACTGGTATGTCTTCCAGCTCAGCGTGACCTCGAGGACGTAGCTGCCTGCTTCAGGAACTGTGATCGATGCTGATCCGTTCGAGAATACTCCGGAGCCCATGACCACGCCGTTCTTTTTAGCATATACTGTCTTCCCGTTCAGCTGTGTCGTGGTAGTCGTGACGTTGATCGTGGCCGACCAGAATGCCAGGGTCACGGCGTACTTTCCGAAGTACGGAGCTGTCAGGATATATTGAGCTGTCTCGCTCCCATCGGTCGCGGAGACGGTGAGAGTCCCTGTGGAGGTTATCCCGGAGAATACAGCCTTCCCGGTATTATCAAACTGAGATGTCCATGTATTGGTCCCGTCGGTGACGGTCACGTCCTCGCCGATCAGAGAGGACTCCGATGTGGTGACTTCGATAGTCGAGCCGCCGCTTCCGCCCTCGACGATGGTCATGTCATTGAGTGCATCGTCTGTCACTTTCATGCCCTTGAACTGCAGAGCGTTCCTCTGGGGCATATCCTGCCCGTCTGAATTGACGATAGTGTGTCCGCCACCGGCTCCGCCGCCGTGCTCTGCGTACCACTTTGAGTTGTTGTGATACGTCGGATCTCCGGGTGTGACTGCTTCGCCGTTCCTGGTGCCGACAGCCCATGCCTCTGAATCCTCCGCGCTGTCAGATGAGTTCTGTGCGAAGCCCGCTGCCTCCTGTGCGCTCTCGGCTGCATCAGACGCAAGATCCTGCATCTGCTCGATGGCTTCCTCTACCATAGATATGTCTGACTCGGACATCTCACTGTCCGGAGGGAGAGCTGACAGCTGCACATCCAGCCAGAAGACGAAGGTTCCTGTTCTTCCGGACGGCTCTGTGACCACGAACTGCATCCTGGTGCGACCGGCCACCTGTGTCATGACTTCGGCCAAATCCGCCGTCACTACGTTCCCGGAGATGGAGACTCCTGTGGATCTCACGAAGAACTTTCCGTCCGGCTTTGTCCCCTGCACGTATACGCTCGCGCCTTCGGGTGCATAGGGTGTCTCGTCGTCATAGAGCGATGCCACGAGTCTTCCGACCCCGTGGTCGTACTGGTCTACATGGACGAGTACCGGCGCGCTGTCCGGTGTGATATTAAGATCGAATTCCTGAGTGTTCATTCTTCCCTCCTTATGATAGCTGCACGCTTCCGTATGATGAGCCGTTCACGTAAACGGCAAGATATTTGTGATTGTTGGCCTCGTAGGTCATCAGCTTTGTCTCGTCCGTCCCTATCAATCCCACGTAATCTCTGAGCCGTCCGTTGCTGATGTATACGATTCCCGTATCACTAACGACCAGCTGCGTATTCCCTCCGGCAATGGTGGACATCTTTTTGGCCATAACACCGATATAGTTCTCATTGGTGTTTATATAGGTATTCCCCGAGTGCGTCCCCATGTGGGTACTCGCTCCCACGACCCTGACTTGATACGCGGTGCTCTCTATGGCGATCCTGTCATTGCCCGATATTAAAAGGGCGTTTTGTCCGCTGAAGCCTTCGGACGGTCCGTAGGTGAGCTCTGTTCGCAAGTTGCCCTGACCGAACCGAGCCGTGGAGCCGGTGATGAGTCCGGTGAACGTGCCGTCTTTCATGACCAGCTCGCCGGTTTCCATGTTCAGGTAGAATTTGTCGTTCAGATCTGTGAGGATTCCGGTCTTGACCGCATCCGCCACTATCGTGCCATCGACCAGGATCGCGGCATTGTAGGGGCCGTCTATACCGTGAGATGAGCCTCCGAGGCCGTTCTCATTCAGCCTCATGACCTTCTGCGCCGTCTCGATGTCGTTCGTGTCCATAGCGAGCAGCTCCTTCCACTCGCCATCCTGTCCTTTGATCGCGACTATATAACCGTCTCCGGAGGAGAGCCACGCCGTGGCCTTATTTATGGCATTCCCTGCCTGTGTCTTTGTCTTGTCTATCGCTGCGACTGTCCGGCCGTTCTGGTCGTTGATGCTGGTGGCCAGTGAGGCTCTGATCGAGCCGACTGTGATGTCGTCGTATCTTTCCGACAGGACATTCCACGTATATGCCACGATCTTCGCCTTGGTCTCTATATTCAGAGGCTCGAAGCGCACCGTGATGGTGTCGCAGAGATGCACCGTCTGAAGATGAGCGAGCTCTGCGTATTCGATGGTATCGGCCAGATTCACGAAGGAGACCTTGATTGATACCGTAGGAACTCCGAGGTCATGCTTCGTGACATATGCCTGCGCTGCCGCTCTCAGTGTGGCCTCGTCAGGGGCTTCTTCATAGTCTCCGGACATATCCAGCGGAATGGTGAGCTTTTCCGAATAGCTCGGGGCATACTGCGAATAAACGGCTTTTTCCGGGAGTGTGACCACTTCCGTGCCGTCCATATTCGACCAGAATGGCACGACTCCGGTCACGGTCTCTGATATGATCTCTTCCTGTGTCAGGTCGATGATGTTCTTCCCGTAGCGAAGCTCTACGCCGTTATCGTGTCCACGGTTTTTGTGGAGCTTCACCTTGTAGCCGTCCCACTCATATTCCCCGCCGAACTGATCCAGCACGGAGCCTTCTATGCCGCCGAGCCTCTGTCTGATAGTTGAAGGAGTGGTCTGATTGTATCCGGACAGAGTGGTGACATCTGTCTCGAATGTAAAAGGACATTCCTCGACTGCGTGAGACTTGAGCCCCTGAAGGGTATCATTGCACGCAGTAGAAGAGGCTTCTACAGAGAAGGGCATGGCTGTGTTCTTGTTTAGGTCATACGAGATATGTCTGGCATAGACTGCCACTTTTCCGTTCAGGGGCTTCGTGATCTTGTAGATCCTGAAGGGCTGGAGTGTGGCATCCACATAAGGGATCACGCCGATGATGGCACGGTTTCTGATGTCAGCATAGTGCTGTCCGGTTACGGGAAACACCATCGCCAGCTCATACTGTCCGTTCCTCTG